ACCCCCCACAGGGTAACACAATCACACAAAATACCTGCTAATTCACTATATCACAGGACTGCACATTTGTCAACTGTTATTCACTGTCATTCACACATATTCACAATCATTATTAACCTGTGGAAAACTATTTTTCCACAGGTTATCACTTAGTTTTCCACAGGTTTGTAATACTTTTCCACAGGGTAAATATACTCATTGACACTGAGATCACTGATGCTCACTGTGTTTTCACTGTTTATCACTTAGTGCCTGTGGAAAACTATACTGTCAAGTACATGTGCCACCTCTGAGGGTGTCTGAGGGGTCTTGACATTTGGGAGGGTTTGTGATATAATGTGGGCCAAGATCACAATAAGATACACCATTTATAAACACATAATAAACCATTTATAAACACTATTCACAGTAGCAAATAATACACAAATAACATACTTTTTCCACAGATATACACAAACCTGTGGAAAACTCATATACATTTATTTTAACCTTTTTGTTATCTCAATAACATTATACGGAATTACTAACTAACCTTGCAGGTGACCCACAAGATAGATAAAAATCAATCATCCTTATTGCTTCACTTAGTGTAGCAAATGATTGAAACCTCCACTCACAATCATTGTAAGGAACTTGATACGTAATTTGATACATAATCACTTCAACTCCTGACTATAAACTGAGGCAAATTGATTAGCAACTTCCACAGCAGAGAATGTTACAATCTCATCATCAAGTTTTGTTTGCTGAGTATCATCTACTGATGGAATCCATACGAACTTTTGAGTTTTGAGATCAGATGCAATCGTGAACATAAATTGAATTTGGTTTGAGTGATAGTTTGTGTGTGAATAGTGAGTGTCTTTTTTGTCATGGTTCAGTATAACTTAAGGGCGCATCTCATTCCCTTAAGAACTGTTTGTGTGTGAGTGTCTTTTTTGTCATGGTTCAGTATAACTTAAGGGCGCATCTCATTCCCTTAAGAACTGTTTGTGTGTGAGTGTCTTTATAGAGGCGCATCTCATTCCTCTTGGTTGTTATCAGAGAAAGACTTTAATTTGAAGAAACCAAGTCATTTTGTGATTAGAAAGTGTAGTGAACTGTGAGACTGGGAGGAGTATATTTAATGACCCCTACTCCCGTTGGGTCAATGATACTTAGAAGTCGAACACTTCAGAGTTTAACTGTACTGCATTAACTTTAGGAGAATTGAACTTAACGCCATCAGGAGTTTCATTCACTCCATACTCATCATAAAGACACTTTACAAGAGTTTCATAATCACCACACTCTTGAGCAAGATGATACAAACCCTCTGCATTGTTGATCCACAGAGCAACATTCCAGGTTTCATAATTCTCCCAACCATTGTAGGAAACATCAAGAGCATTGGATTGATAGGTTGTTGTCATTTGTTTTGATCTAAGAATGAATTAAGTGTAGGATAGTATTGAAAATGATCCACAGAAGTTTTTAACCCAATTAAGTGTATCATAATGACTTCTGGGTTTAGACATTACCATACTTGTATTCTTTTCTGGATTGTAAGCAACAGCAACATACTTGTTGTCACCTTCTGAATGTGGATTAAGACATTCAATCCACATTTGATTCACTTTACCTTGCTTCCAATCAGTGTGATAATGGAAGATTTCTGAACTGGTTTTTTGATTTTTCATACATGTATGATAGCATGGATTTGGGGATTTCGCAAGGGGTCTTGTGCCACTTCCTCAACTGGCACATGCTAACATTTAATCTGGAAATTGATTCAACTTAGCATCACTTAATGCTCCAATCATAGTCCAAACTTTCTCTCCACTGAGAGTATATTCATTGCAAAGATATTCAACAATATCCTCAATGTTTTCCATAACTTCAACTACTTGAGTTGCAATTTCAATGTTCATAAGTGTTTTTCATTAAGGAGAAATTGAATACTTTTAAGTTGATCTACTGTCTGTTTTAGCATTGAGGAGGAATATCCATAAGCATAAGGATAACCCTTGTTTGGATCATCAATTGCAATGCTAGATACACATATTGATTTTTCAAGATCTTCAATGAGTTGATCAATGATTTGATTCATAATCAGCAAGCTGCAATGTGATAGGTTTGAGCATCATTAATGTTATCTCCAGTGATAAGATAGTCATGAAAGAGTCTATCTTGAATCTCATGTTGAGCATCATGATTGGTGAGCAACTTAGTGGAGATGGTATCAATACCCTCCCAAGTTAGCACCTTAAGCGTGAAACAAGTAGAATCAACTACAGGATAGAAACTAACAACCATTGTGCCATCTTTTGATTGTAGTGTGGGAAACATTGAGGTGGTTTTTTGATTTTTCATACATGTATGATAGCATGGATTTGGTTAAAAGTCAAGGGGGTCTTGTGCCACTTCCGCAACTGGCACACTAAGATCATTCTCTTCTCTTAAGTAATATCTTGCCAAACCTTTCTTTTTTTCTATCTTTTCAAGAGCACGCCATATGATATGCTCAGGATTGCGTTCTTTAAGTTCTTTGGTAGTAGGGATTGCAGTATGAGGAGAATATGCTTGCTGCAATCTTAGAAAGAATGCAATGTTATCTGGTGATTCATTTGTTCCTTCTATCCATGAAACAGTAGGCATTTTAATTCTCAAATTACTTTGTAAGCATAGCACATTTAATAATGCTTTGGTAAATGTTATGGACACTTGCACAAGTGTCATATTGTATTATCTAAATTTTCGCTCTAATTCTTACCTAATTGAATGATTCCCCAAATACATGCGGAAATTCCAATGATTAAAAATATCCACTTCCAGGCATATAAAAGAAAGACAATAAGCAATAATAAAAGTATTCCTCCACCACTAAATGATCCTGAATTGTCATCATCTGAATCATCAGAATCATATGAATTATCTAAGACTGCCATGATACATTTACCACCAGTTTGTGATTCAGCAAATGCAACTGCATCACTATGATTGTATGCTTCTACATGTACTGTTTGTAACCAATTAGATGGTGTTCTCATAGTACATTTCCATTCATTCATTTGTTATTGTACTCCTGAATGTATTGCTTGAGAGTATCAACATAGTCAGCAGGGTTTCTGACAAAAACTTGTGTCTCACCTGAATGACAAGAAATCAAGGTAACAATTTGCTCTACTTTACGACCAGTCATTTCCTCATACATGAGTGCATAACCAGTTTCTTGAACAAAATAGTTTTGAATCTGATTCTCATACTTTGGTTTAGAAGAACTCTTGAAGTCAATGATTGATAATTTACCATTGTATTCTGCAATGCAATCTACACGACCTGCAATGCCAAGTTCTTCTGAATATAGAGCAGATTCCTGATAGTGGATATTATCTACATCATCAAGAAGTGGTTGAAATTGATTAAACAATTTCAGAGCAACTTCATACTTCTCAGTATCATAATCTACATCAACATTGTTTACATAATCTTCCACAAGTTTATGAAACTTAGTACCATTAGTTGATGCAAACTGACTGATCTTATTTGCTACATCTTCACCAACACGTTCTCTCCATTCTGCAATGGACTTGCGATTCTGATAGGAAGTAACAGTGGTAATAGATGGTAATAGTTTACCATTGACGCAATAACGACGTGAACCATCCACAGTTTCGGTGGGAATATCCTGAATAACATCAAGGTTGAGGTGATTGAACTGTTGTCTGGTTTTTTGATTTTTCATACATGTATGATAGCATGGATTTGAGTAAAAGTCAAGGGGGTCTTGTGCCACTTCCGCAACTGGCACACGGAAATTACTCTATTTTACAATCTGGATGCCATACTTTCAAAGAAGAGCAAACCTTTTCATGAGGAGTCAGAGTGTTTGAAACTCCCTGCCTTTGAAGTTTATCAAAGGAATCATACAGTTGTTGATCTCTCTGAGCAAGAAATACATTAAACCCCACCAATCCAATGATAGCAAGATAAATGTAAACAACTTGTGTGGATTTCATTTTATTAGTTTGGCAAAGTTGTCTACTACTATCTGACAAATCTTATCCTTGAGTTCCTCATCATCACTATCAATGAGAGTGAGAAGATCCTGCTGTATCTGTTCTCTGGTTTGGAGCAAATACCCCTCCAGAAGTTTATCAAGAGGTTGTTGAGTTGTCATTGGATTTCATCAAGTTCTTGTTCAATAACATTAAAGATTTCAGTATAAATGTGATCGTACTTATCAAGATTACATAATACAGTTTCTGCAATCTCACGTCGCACAGGATCAGGATTGCCCTCCTCATCCATCACAAATATATCCTCATTTGTGAAGATAAATGCACAGACTGGGGCATCTTCACCCTGTTCATCTATTAAACGTTCCACTCGTTGCTTGAGTTTGAGAAGTGAAATGTTGGGAGTTGTGAGTGTCATTTTGTTTAATCAATACAGATAAATGAGTAATCAATAAGGTCTTCACCTTCTTCAAGATTCAGACACTCATTGATTGCTTCAGGAATAAACTTGCGAGGATGACTATTCTCATCAATCTCAATTTCAAGTCTAATAACCCAAGTTTTAGTAGTCATTTGTTCAGTGGTGATTTGTAGAGAACATTATTCATTTTGGGTAGTGAGACTTCAGTGCCCTCAGGAACTGAATTTAGCAATCGATTGAGTAACTTTGTTCTGTTAGAGTTCTTTGATAGATCTAACTGAGTTTGAATGGGAATCTCTTCTGAAACTTTATTCTCATAAGAGAATCTAACGTAAATGGTTTGTGTCATTTTGTTGCTCCAAGTTCTTCTAGTAAGTCTGCTAATACCTGAGGAGCACTATCATTAACTTCAGAAACTAATTCATCTACGGTGTAATTTTCAAGATGTTTCTGAATATAGTCGCAGGCATACCCCATAAGTTCTGACAGTTCCATAGTCTCTACCAGATGAGTAACATAAGCATTGGCAAGTTGTTTTTTGGTGAAATTCGTTTGTTGAGTTGTGAGTGTCATTTTGTTGTTGATTGGTGAATTTAAGTTCTAGGCAAATACAGATGATAATGGTTTGAAGTTATAACCATCTTCACCAGCATCAAGTGCTTCATATACAACTACATTCTCACCATTGAGTTCAACACTCCAAACAAGTGCATCATCCTTTGCATCATTAACATTATCAAACCATTCTGCATCACATAAATCAAAAGAAACAGGACAGGAAATAAACATTGAGGTGGTTTTTTGATTTTTCATACATGTATGATAGCATGGATTGCCCCAAAAGTCAAGGGGGTCTTGTGCCACTTCCTCAACTGGCACATGCTAACATTTTAATTGAGTATAAACTCCTCAAGAAGATAATCAACAGTAATTTCATACTTAGCAGCAAGTGCTTCCATATCAATAGCAAATTCATCTGCACAATCAACATCTACACAATCAGAATGATTGCAAAATAAATCAAGAGATTCATCAGTCATTTGATTTCAGCAATTTGATTGAGAATGTTGCGGGCAAATGTCATGAAAGTGTAAGGAGAAACACCATTATGATCATAACCATCTAGCATCTCTGATTGATTGTAAGTGTTCACAATCAACAGACAGGCATCATACAATGCTGCTTGATGTTCTTCCTTTGAGTGAAACTGAATTGCGTTGTAAGTTGGGAGAGTCATTATCAAAGAGTGAAAATAGTTCGAATTGAGTTTGTGTGAAAAGTGTTTGAGGATCAGGATACTCATAAAGTTCTTCCTGAAACTCTTTGTAATGTTGCAACATATCTTGCAAGGCAAGAAGTTGCTTATCAGTCAATTCAAAGTCATTCATTGGTAAAAAAAGCAAGATACATCAGTTGCCTTTGATGAATTACTCTGTAATTATAGCACGTCCAGGGTGCCTTTGGGAGTGTTATGTGCCAGTTAGGCAACTGGCACAAGGGTTACCATTATTTCTGAGATTGTTTGAATAATGTGATATACTGATAGTTTTGAGGATATACAACCAAACAGACATTATGAATTTTACTATCACCTTGAGCAATACACACCACGACATAACTATCACAAATAAATTGAATTACTCCAACTTGTTTGTGATAGTATACCTCTAAACCTTCATAGAATTTATCATTCATGACTTATCTTGCGTACAAATAAGAACCACTCCAGTCTGCTCTGCGTAACATTTCTTCTCTTGATTTATCATCCAAGAGATTGTAACGAATACCCTTTGCAGGTGCTTTGTATGATGCTGGTTTGTAGCAATCACCAGTTACCATATCTACAAACATATGAACTGACTTTGAACCACCAGGATTAGTAATATGCAAAATCTTTGCATACTTTCTACCTTTCTCATACACAAACTCATCTACACCTTCACCTTCACATAACTCATCAATCATCTTTTTGTGATATTCTACATTTTCATCTTTTGCAATACTTGATCTATGCAGTTGTATTGCATAAGTTTGATAGTTAGTGCGCAGAACTTGACAAAGAAGTTCTACATAATCCAAAACACTTTTTGCTTGTGCAGTTGCAGTAGGTTGCATTTGTTTGAAATCAGTGAAAGTCATTTGAAGTTCAGTTTGTTTTTGAGTGCTTGAAGTGCTTGTTTTCTTGCTTTAAGTTGTCCTTTGCAAGTGCCCTTAGTATTCTTTTGTTTGCCTGAGTTATGAACCCAGTTTGGAACTTTCATTAGTTTATGCTCCGAACGAGTTTAAGTTGCATAAAAATCAAAGCAGCAAAGGTAATAGCAACACTAAAAGTAGCATTGAAAGAACTCAAATGAACCATTGTGCCTCAGAACCTTTTTGATTACTTTGTAATCATAGCACATGCAGGGTGCTTTTGGGGATATTATGTGCCAGAAGGATTACTGGCACAAGGTATCAATAACGTCCTGAGTTGGATTCGAACCAACGACCCACATCTTAGAAGGATGTTGCACTAATCCACTGTGCTATCAGGACACAAAAAGGAGAGTTATTATTCTCCCCTTTTATTTAATCAAACAGCAACTACATCAGTATGAGCATCAAGAACTGATTGGTCATAAGTATCAATAGCATCAATCAAATCATTACCAGTTTCAGCATTTGTCAAACTTTCAATAAACTTAGCAGCATTTGGATTTGTAACTGCAAGATCAGCAGAAACAGAAAGAAAATTGCTAAAAGACATAATTAAAAACTCATAAAGGGATAATAAAAAGTGTAACTTTTAGGGCAAACACATTCCCATAGTAAAATTAGATAGTTAAGGCATATTCAACTTCATCTTCTCCAACTTCAAACTCACCAACAAGTTCAATGTAATCTTCATAATCTACACCCAAATAAGATGCAAAAGACTCATAATCATCATGACTTTTTAGATCATCAGCAGTCATTGAAACCTCTTTAATCTTGTATTCTACAAGTATAACACCTTTTAGGTGCTTTTGGGAACATTGTGTGCCACTTTTACAACTGTCACACAAGGTCTCAAGGTGTGGGATCAAAATATACTATTTCTTCCAATAAAGGCAATATCTCATCTTCAAGATTATCAAGATGAAAATTCATTATGGTCATATCCATTTCATGAAGTTTGTTTTCTCTTTTCACAACTTCTTTGAGGATATTATATGCTTTTTCTATTTCAGCATAGGCATAAACAATAGTTGAGTTCATTTAGTGAATGTTGTTTTGTGGGAATACAGGGTAAAAGTGCATTGTTATGTGTTAAACATCATATAATTTGTTAGAAGTTAATTGATCCTCAAACCATGCTACATCAGAATCACTCAAAAACTTAATTTCACTTAAAACCCAGTTGTAATGTTGCAACCAAATGTTACAACTGATTTCAAACCATCCTACACTAGGTTTGCACAAAGAATGAGAGGAAAAATCCATTTTTGTTTTGTTCATGAACTTACTATAGCACAAAAAGGGCACTTTGCTCATTTACAGTGCCACTCATACAACTGGCACACCCTAAGCATCAATCTCCACTAATTTCTTTTTATTACGAAATTCAGTAATAATAGTTTGCAATTCAATTATATCTTGCCTACAATCTTCAAGGTCTTCACACAAAATATCATATTGATAATCAGACCTACATCTTCTAATTTGTTTACTAAGTTTATCATACTTTTTCTTTGAATCTTTAAGATCCTTTTCGTATTCTTGAATTGTCTTGTTCATTTGCGAAGAGGGGAATTAAAATAACGACGAAAAGAAGTAACAACAATGATAGCAGAACTGATAACACCAACCAGTCCAAGAAAGGTAACTGAATCACCAGCAAAAGAATAGAAATCAGGAGAAGTCATTTTGTTTTTTGATTACTTTGTAATGATAGCAGATTTAGAGTAAAAAGTCAAGTGATAGTGGACGGTTCTACAACTGTCCTCTGAATGTCTTCTGATACACTCTGAAGTTTGTTATACAATCTATCCAAAGATACTTTAATTCTACCTTCTATGATCTTTTGATCTTTGTTGGACAATAACTGCAAAGCAGTTTTAATCACACCTAATTCATCAAGACTCAATTTCACAAAATCTTCAGTCATGTAATTAACCTCCAATGAAAATCATTTAATTTATCAATACAAAATAGATATTTTTTGTTAATTGATGCAAGAAACAATTTATCATTAGTTTCTTGTTCTACATGGCAACCATGCAATTTATTCATTACATTGACAAACCTATCTTTTGCCTTATTGGAGATAGGAGAAACATTTACCATTTTACGTTTCACTTTAGTTGCCATTCATTAACTCCACATAAAATTGTTTATTCATTATGCTGCCACAGCAACAGGAATCTCTACTTGTTGTAGAAACTTATCATCCCAACGTCTGTTATTGTAACATACCCATTTGCCATTTGAGAATAGATAGGCATACTCTTCATTATCTCCAAGATACTTACCAAAGGTAGCATCAAGACGAGGAGGGCAATCTTCACCACGCTCAGAGTAATACAGTGGGCCACATTCTTGACTTTTAGTTGCACCTGAAGCATCTCTAAAACTTTCATTAGTCCACAGTGATGATATATCACCACCATCAATCAATTCTACTGCTTTATCATAAGAATTGAAATGTTCAATGAGTTTGACACCATTGAACTCAGGATATCCATCATAATGACAATATACAGAAAGAATAGAACCATCAGAAAGTTCTAAACCAATGCGTGAACGAGTGCCCATTTGCTTTGTTTGATTACCTAGTCATCATAGCACAAGTTTGCAGGTATTGAAGGTGTCTTATGACGGGTCTTCAAGTGTCACAAGGGTATCATAACGTGACCAATCCCAAGTTCTACTCATAAAAGCAAAATCCAATCCAAACTTATATGCCCAGAATAAGACATTCAATACATCTCCAGATCCACTGCGGATTTGTAAATATGGCCAAGAAGGGTACTCATTCCAACTAATAGAAACTTGAAATAAACTCCACTTTCTTATGTTTATAAGAGAGGCATAATAATCAGTCCCATAGTCTTCTCTTTTTTCGCAGATAATAAAAAAGTTTTTCATGATAATGCCTCATGTTGATTTTGAATAATATCTTTAAATGCTTTTGATGGGTTAGCGAAAGATGACTACACAAATAAAAACGGTATCCATTCTCAAGGTAACATTACTGGAATTTTCTACTGTCCTAATCCTAATCCCTGAACTGGTAAATGCATTGCTCGCCTGTACGCCCACAACATAAGATTCATCATCATTATTATCATTATTTGATGCAAGACCAGAGGCACTATAATTCGCATCAATCATAGCATTCGTGAAGTTCACAGTATAATCACCAGATCCATTATCAGTAATACTAGAAACATTAAAACTAGCACGAATTGCTACAGCACCTGTACCATTGAAGTTCACCCATGCCTTAGCAGTATTAGGTACAGTGAGGTTAGTTGATCCACCAGAAGTATCAGTAATATTATTAACTCTTAGTGTACTCATGGTATTATCTCCTGATTATCTTGTATGAATAGTTTGTTGTTGGTAGTAAATATTGATTATCTGAATATTGCACAAGAGTATTTAATCGCATCAAATGGACTACCATCACCACCTATACATTCTGTTCTTACGCTGCTATTGCCTTCAGTTCTGTGGTGGGTAAAAATTCTACTCCCAGTACCAAAATTAGTAGTTTCAGATCCTGCAAAAATTGCACAAAAGTTTGAATCACTCATAGCATTCGTGAAGTTCACAGTATAATCACCAGTTCCATTATCAGTAATACTAGAAACATTAAAACTAGCACGAATTGCTACAGCACCTGTACCATTGAAGTTCACCCATGCCTTAGCTGCACCATTATAAATCTGTGCAGTTGTTAATGAATTAGCACCAGCAGTATCTTGAATATTAGTGACTCTTAGTGTACTCATGGTATTATCTCCTGATTATCTTGTATGAATAGTTTGTTGTTGGTGTGGATGATTCTCACTTTTGATGGGTTAGCGAAAGATGACTACACAAATAAAAACGGTATCCATTCTCAAGGTAACATTACTGGAATTTTCTACTGTCCTAATCCTAATCCCT